GATTCGCCCACAGCTACCAAGCTATTCTGGGACTTTGTTAAGTATGACCGCATGACGGGTGGGCCAGACACCCATCTGGATATGATTGCTCACATGAGCAAGGATATGGACTGGCAAGATGGGCTATGGCTTGCTGGGTGCTATGTAGCGGTTTACAACGTCCCCACAGGCTACCGTTTGTGGGAGGCTCTCCCTTGGTCTCGGATGTCGTTGCCTTGGCTGGAGGAACACTCTCAAATCGCCAAGTTCGTAGAGGCTAACTGGAGCGGTCTGTCCTTCCGGCGAGAGCGTCGGGCCGTCCGAAGCATTCCCAAGCTGATTCGGCACCTGGAATCGTACGCTCGCTGGTTAACGACCAACGCGCCATATTACTTCGACGTCGATAGGCTAGACCATAGGCTCGGCGCAGAGGCGCGATACCAGCAGATATGGGACAACCTCGATGCCTCAGTCTGGGGACTAGGGCGGTATGCGCTCATGAAGCTACTGGAGACCTTCACGCGGCAGGCATACGTCCCGCTATCCCTGCCGGACATCCGGCCCATCGGCGGCGACTCGCCACGAGAGCAACTAAGCGAACTGTACAGCGACCCAAGCCTCCAGCGTGGGAATACCGACAGGCAGTTAGCCGCAGTCGCCGAGAAGGTCGGCCACCTGCGCTGGTCAGGCCGCAATCAAGGCATCGATATCACCATGTTCCAGGCCGAGGTTTATCTCTGTGAGTTCAAGCAAGCCACCAAGTATAACCAGTACCCAGGCCGAGCGTTGGACTCCGAGTTTGGGCATTACACAAAGACAGCAGAGTATTTCGGGGAATGGCCCGACTTCTTCAGAATCCGCAAGGAGTTGTATCCCTCGTGGGCATTAGGCGAGGCAAACGGCTGGAGCCAGCGCAGGGACGAGTTGGGTGGTTGCATCCCCGACCACGGCTATGTATGGAGTGACGCGATATATGATTATGAGAGAACAGCCATATCAGGACTCGCCAATCCGGTACAAAGAGATGGCCCTCTACCAGATGGGCCCAAACCTGTATGTGAGTGCCGATACGCGGAGGTTTACGCTTGAGCAGAAGATGAATGCCTTCCTGTCCAAGCGGATTCGGACGGTTGTGAACATGACTAAGAAATGCACCGATGCCGACCTCGAGATGTTCGGCAAGGTGCAGTATGTGATGGTGCGTATCAGCGATTCGTTCGATGGCATTGCGCCGGAAGACGAGAAGTTGCTGTTGGAGTGGGCAGAGGTGCTATACAGGCGCACCCTTCACGAAGGAGTGCTTGTGCATTGCTACGGCGGCGAGAACCGGAGTTGCCTGCTGGCTGGGCTGGTGCTGATGCGAGGCGGCATGACTGGCGCAGATGCAGTGGCCAAGATTCTTCAAGAGCGGCCCACGGCTCTGTATAATGAAGCCTTCAAGGACTACTTGTTGCACGCGGCTCCACAAGGCCCAGCAGTCTGATGCCTCGTTCTATGGTCTATGTCATCGGCTATCCTGGTAGCGGCAAAACCACCGCTCTGGGCAAAGCCATCACCTCGCCTGTTGCCACTGAGCGGGACAAGCCATTCAAACACATCGTATATGCCGATGGAGCCATACAGCTTGGGGCAAGCAGGGCCGCTTTTGGTGGGACAGACGCATTGCCTATGAACGTGCAACCAGCCGTCCTCAAATGGCTTCCTGCCTCTCCGGAGGAATTGATTATCGCCGAAGGCGACAGGCTAGGCAACACCAGCTTCTTCCAGGCGTTGGGAGGCTTGGGCGTTCCTCTGCGTATTGTCTTAATCGACGTGACGCCCTTGCAGGCTCGTTACCGAGCATGGCTCCGAGGGCATTCCTTCAACGAGCAGTGGTTTGCCGGAAGAATCACCAAGGTCGACAATCTCAGGCGTCGCTGGTTCTACGATATCGAACTGGTGAATGGAGTCAAGCAAGCCGACGCTGTGGCAGAAGACTTGAGGGCTATACTCTATGGCTGACCAACAAGGCCTATCACCTACCAAGGCGCAACGCATAGCCGCCGAGACCCGCCGCTACCAGATGCTGGAACTGGCGAAAGCAGGCGCGACTGAGCGGCAGATAGCCGATACGCTCGGCGTGGCTCGCTCGCTTGTGCATCGGGAAATCAAGCGGGTGCTAGGCGACCTCGCGCAGGCGGCATCCCATACCGCTGACTCGGTGCGTGCATTGCAGATGGAGCGTTACACCACGCTCCTCAGTAGATGGTGGCCTCAGGCTCTCAACGGAGACCTTGAAGCGACGAAGATGGTGATGAGTGTCATGCACCGTATCAGCGAGATAAACGGAGTGATTCCGAAGGAGCCACTGATTAGCATCGACCAGCGTTCCATACACCTCACCGATGGCGAGGTGACATTCAGCATCGAGGCGGCAAGCAGTGACAACACAAACGGCGATTCCCAACATCTCCTATCGGAGACCCGCACTCTACGCAAAACAGGAAGCGGCGATATTCAGCCCTGAGCGTTACAGCGTAATAGAAGGGAGCACGAAATGCGGCAAGACCGTGGCCTGCATCGCGTGGATACTTGAACAGGCCATGCAGGGCCGCCCTGGTCAGGCGTTCTGGTGGGTGTCCCCAGCGTATTCGCAAGCAAAGATTGCATACCGAAGGCTGAAGCGAGGACTCCCTCAGAGCCTCTACGCCTCCAACGAGAGCGAATTGACTATCACTCTGGCCAATGGCTCGGTCATCTCTTTCCGCTCCGCTGAGAAGCCCGACAACCTCTACGGCGAAGATGTGTACTCGGCAGTGTTAGACGAGGCCACACGGATGCGCGAGGAAGCGTGGTTCGCGATACGGACAACGCTGACTGCGACGCGAGGCAAGATTCGGATTATCGGCAACGTCAAAGGCAGGCGCAACTGGGCGTACCAGCTGGCCCGTAGAGCCGAAGGCGGCGAGCCGGGATGGCACTATGCCAAGCTAACGGCGGCGGACGCTGTGGAGGCTGGTATCGTGGCCGAGGACGAGGTTGCCCAGGCTCAACGACAACTGCCGGAGGCCGTCTTCAGGGAACTGTATTTCGCGGAGCCGAGCGACGACGGCGGGAACCCGTTTGGCCAGGAGGCAATCCGGCGGTGCATTGGAGACATCAGCGGCAAGCCTCCTGTTGTCTACGGGGTTGACCTCGCCAAGTCCGTGGACTGGACGGTGGCTATTGGACTCGACGAGGATGGGGCGGTGTGCCGATTTGACCGCTACCAGTGGCCTTGGGAGGAGACCGTTCGGCGGCTCACCCAGGAGATTGGGGTGGTTCCCGCCGTTGTGGACTCCACGGGAGTGGGCGACCCCATTGTGGAGCGACTTCAGAGGGGGTTATCCAGTGTCCAGGGCTACCACTTCTCGTCCTCCAGTAAACAGAAGCTGATGGAAGGATTGGCAGTAGCCATCCAGACTCGTGAGGTGCGGTATCCTCAAGGGCCGATAGTGGCAGAGCTAGATATCTTCGCTTTCGAGTATACCAGGACAGGCGTTAGATACAGCGCACCAGACGGGACGCATGATGATTGTGTCATGGCTCTGGCCCTCGCTGTCTACGGGCGAACTGGTGCGCCTGGGGTGGGCATATGGTGACGAAGGAACTGCGATGCGAGGCATGTGGGAAACTGTTAGCAGAGAAGGCGGCTCCAGGGACGGTAATCGTCTGCCGCCGATGCAAGACTCGAAACGAAGTTTGACGACAACCGAACGCTGATGGTATCGTAACGTCTGGTGGCCGATTCCGGTGAGTGTCCTAACCGGAGGAGGTCGCTTTTGCCGTTCTGGGACTCCTGGTTCACGAAACAAACGAACGAACTGTCAACAACTGTCCCGCTCAATATGGGCGTGGGTACGGCGTCATATCCTGACGCCAATTATGGCAACTTTGCGAGTGAGGGATACGGCAAGTCTGAGATTGTCCACGCCTGCATCCGTGAACTGGCTATCTCTGCCGCCACTCCCAAGTACCATATCACTGCGCCGTCTACTGATGGTGGCACGGTAGCGGTTGAGAGTGGCGTCCTTTATGACCTCGTAGCCAGCCCGAACCCGCACTCCGACTGGTATTCGTTCATCGAGAGATTGATTACGTTCCTGATGGTTGCTGGCAACGCCTACGCGATTAAGGAACGAGGCCGAAACGACCAAGTTTCTGCTATTTACCTGTTGCGTCCAGACCGCGTGGCGATTGTTCCAGGCGATTACGGCGCGAGAGGTTACGTCTACACAGTGGGCGGCGTTGAGTATTCCATCGACGTTCGGGATATGTGCC